GTTGCAGATCAAATTACTGGCAGCGCAATAATCTCAGCAGATGGAACACATATCACTTGTGCTATTACTCCAGCAAACGGCGCTCTTATGGATTCATCTATAACATATGAATATGATGTTCAGATTTATGCTCCAGGATCAGGAACTTACGATAAAGTGTTTACACTTTTAACTGGATCTATTTCAGTAACAGATGACGTAACTCAGGGTACTGGAAGTTAATGACAAACATATTTGTATCCTCTGATGATGTTAAAGTAATTGGCGGTACAGCCACTGTTAACGTTGAAGTAGACTTTGGACCACAGGGAGACAGAGGCAGTGTCTTTTTAGTTGGTCTTGGTAATCCAAACACAGTAACGCATAGTCAAGTATTACAACCGCTTGATATTTATATAAACGTTCAAGCAACTGATGAAGATTATTTAGTTGTATATCAATACATAACCGTTGCTGGAGTAAATACTTGGGTTGACACTGGAAAACTTATGACAGACAAGTTTAGTGTTATACGAACAGTTGGTTTTACAGATGGTAAAACAACAAGCGAGGTTGATTTTAAAGTATTAAATATTGCTCCTCTAAGTCTTGTGGGTGGCTTGACAGCAGAAAACTTTAATGTTCAGTGTACCTTCTCTGATCCAGAAAACCCTATCGCACACTCTATTACAGTTAAGCCTTTAGCAATTCAATCAGGAACTGGGGATCTAATCCTTCCAGTTGATATAAATGCCGTTGAATTTTCAGAGGGAAGTTGGGTTGGTCTAAATAGAACCGTCTATATTCATTTCCTAATTACGGTGGTATAATCTAAGATGGTGATATGTAATGGCTGCTGAATATATTGATGATACGCTTACTGGTACTGGGCAATACCCAACCAAGATTCCTGGCTATGAAGATGCAGCCGATATTCAAGAGGCTTTAAGACTTTACCATTATGGGTCAACAACAATTCCTACAGAAAGTAACCTTGGAACAGCAAGTGGAATTAACACAAAGTCAATAGCAGGATATCTTCAAACTTTGGTTAATGCAGATGCTACACATGCTGCCGATACAACAAGTATTCACGGTATTGCCGATACTTCACTTTTAGCAACAACTACTTATGTTACAGACGCAATTGCTGGTGTTACAGGAGAATACAACCAACTTGCAGGAGTAGGAATTGACTGGAATTCAGGATTATCACAATTTGATATTTCAGACTCTCTTTTACTAGTTTCTCCTAAAGAAAAAATAGACATATCAGCAACTGCTGCTACTGGAACTATAAATCTTGATATTATTACTGCATCTGTTAATATTCGCACATCGAATTCTACTGGAAACTATATTTTAAATGTTAGAGGGGACTCATCAAATACTTTAAATTCTTTAATGGAAATTGGAGAATCTATTACGGTTACTTTTGAATCACCAAACGGATCAACAGCATATTATGCTACTGGATATACTATTGACGGTAACTCGGTTACTCCTAAATGGCTGGGTGGAACAGCCCCAAGCGTAGGAAATGTTAGTGCAACAGATTTGTATATGTTGCAAATCAGAAAAACTGCCAACGCTACTTTTACATGTCTAGCATCTCTATCTAAGTTTGCTTAATTAGAAATGGAGAACCATGAGTCCTTTATTTCGTAGCCCCAGCAGTATAGGAATATTTCTTTCATCACTTGTTGCTCCTACTCCAACGCCAACACCTACTCCAACGCCAACGCCAACGCCAACGCCAACGCCAACGCCAACGCCAACGCCAACTCCACCTCCAACCCCTACATATTCAATAACACCAAGCACAACTTCAGTAAACGAAGGGTCACCAGTAACATTTACAATTAATACAACAAACTTTGGTTCTGGAACTCTATACTGGACTATCGAGGGTGTCTCTGATGCAGACTTTAGTTCACCAGCAAATGCCGTTACATCGGGTGGATCAGTTTCTATTGTTTCTAACTCAGGATCTTTTGATGTAACACTTGCAAATGATACTACTACAGAAGGCACTGAGTCTTTCTTGTCTCGTTTAAGAACGGGATCTACTTCAGGAACAATTGTTGCAACAAGTTCTACAATTTCTGTAGCAGACACCTCAATTACTCCTGCCCCTATACTAGTTACTGTTCCTGATGTTGTTGGCCTAACATCATCTGCAGCCCAATCTGCAATTATTTCAGCAGGTCTAACAGTAAGTACCTCAACTGGATCAAATACATCTAATCCTGCTAATAATGATAAAGTTGAAAGTCAGTCTCCTGTAGCAGGAACTTCGGTTTCATCAGGAACAAATGTTAACATTGCAATCTGGAATTATGCATCTGCCAGCAGCATAACAGTGTCAGTAACTTCAGTTACATCAACATCTATTACTGTTGGTGGAAATTATGTTCTTACCAGTGAGACTGTTGGCAATGAGGCAGGAGTCATAGTTGTTAATGCATCTGGCACAGCAAACTTTGGATATTTTGGCACAATTAATCGTGGAACTTCTGGTTCCTGGACTGCTACTATTGCAGAACTTTCACCTTCAACAAACTATACACTTACTGCAACTTTAGGAGGAGACGAGGGAGCAACAGTATATGCTACTGCTACTACTTCTGCAACAACAGCAACATCTGGATACTGGATAGCCTATTGTTATCTTGGAGAAGGAGAAGCAGTATTCTATCCATCATCATCTTATAATTGTACAACAGCACAAAATGATGTACTTGCTTTATATCCTGGTTCAACAATTGTTTCCTGCAACGCTGGATCTAGTACAGACAGCCCTCTTACATATGTTCCACTAGGATGTGCACCAACACCAACACCTACTCCAACGCCTACACCAACACCTACTCCAACACCTACACCTACGCCAACACCTACAAGTACTTACTACGGATGCTGTGCTGATGGATCTCCAGCACAAGGAAACTATGTTGATTTATCAGCAGCACAAACAGGGCTACAGCAGTACTGTATTAGTGAAGCAGGAACTAACTTTGTTGGTACTCCTTCTTTAACCCAACCACTTTCTTGTGCACCTGCACCAACTCCAACACCGACACCTACTCCAACTCTACAAACCTACTATGCTTGCTGTTCTGATAGCCCAATAGTTAGTGGAAGTTATGCTGGTTCAGGAGAAGCAGGCGATGCATTAAATATTAAGTGTGGTCAAGCAGCCCCTGGTAGTTACAGAGTTGGGTCAGTATCTACAGATCAAACTACTTTAGAATGCTACGTTGCACCTGCACCTGCACCAACACCTGCACCAACACCTGCACCAACACCTGCACCTACACCTGCACCAACACCTGCACCTACACCTGCACCAACTCCAACACCAACTCCAACACCAACACCTACTCCAACACCCACTCCAACGCCAACACCTACTCCAACGCCAACGCCAACACCTGCACCAAACACATGTGAAGCGTGTCCACAATATACAGGGGCTACGATTCAGTGTTCTAACTGTACTAATTGTGTAAACTCAGGTGGATACTGGAATGGCTCTTCTTGTCTGACTGGATAATTATTTTTGATATGATATACTTTATTAAAAGAATAGGAGAAAAAAATGACAATTAAAAAATTTGCGGGAATTGTGGATAATGACATATTTACAATAATTAGTATTGATACAGAGTATCAAGGATCAGATGGTGAAGCAGGACAAAGAATCGTTGCTGGCTATTTATCTAACCCTATTTTTGTAGAAATTCCTTCCGATGTTGATGTAAAACTCAATTGGACATGGAATGGAACTGAATTTGTAGAGAGTTAATCTCTAATGAGCGAAAAATCTGCTTGGCAAAAATATAAAGAAAACCTTGGAGAAACTAGGCCATGGGATATGCTTAATTCAGATATGTATGTAAAAGATTCAAGTATTTCTGATTCAAGGTTTCAAATATGTAAATCATGTCCAGAGTTAATAAAATTAACATCTCAATGCAAAAAGTGTGGTTGTTTTATGGCAGCAAAAACTAAACTAGCAGGGGCAACGTGTCCTTTAGAAAAGTGGTAGATAATGAATAAAGAAGAGATAGCCCCAGGAATAGTGGTGTACAACGATGTAATTCCTGATAGTGAAAATCTATATATTGATATAGAAGAAGGAATTGTTTCAGCAAATATGAACTGGACCGCAGCCTCAGTTAAAGAGGGGTCAGACCCAACAGTAAACACTAAAACAAGAGACACTAACTCAATTGGTGTTGCTTATTTAGGTGAAAAAAAAGATATTTTATCAGTTAATAATATGTCAGAATTCTTTTTTGTTAATTTAAATAATATATTCTTTGAAAACTTTGACCCTATTGAAAAAGACTATATGTCTTCATATGGAATATATTCAGAATGGCATGACTCTTATGGTATTTTAAAGTATGGAGAAGGTCAGCAGTTTACTAATCACATAGACGATCACCCATCTTATCATAGGAGAGTTTCTACAGTATATTATTTAAATGATAATTATACTGGTGGAGAAATTAACTTTCCACGTTTTAATATTACCTTTAAACCAAAAGCCAATCAGATGATTGTATTTCCTTCAACATATGTCTATAATCACTCAGTGTCTCCAGTTATTGAAGGCGAAAGATACGCTGTGGTTAGTTGGATGAAATAATGGAAAAAATATTTATTAATATTCCATGTTATCAAGATCCAGAAATTTGGGAAACAATATCTAATTTTTTAGATAATGCTCAGTATCCAGAACGTGTTTATTTTGGAATAACGAATCAAACAGATAATCCAAAACTACACGAAGAAGTTTTAGAACGTTTTTTAAATGTAAAAATGCATCTTTTAGTTCCTGGAAGTTTAGCGGGATGCCAACCAGCAAGACTAAAATCTCATGAATTTTATAATGGGGAAGATTACTACTTAAATATGGACTCTCATATGAGATCAATTAAAAACTGGGATAGTCTAATTATAGAAGAGTTAAAAAATATTAATAAAGAGTATGGAGATTCTGTTTTGACAGGATATGTAGCAGCATACGATAAAGATGATAAAAACAAGGATATTGTTTTAGATGTTGACTACACAACAGTGTTTAATATGAATGAGCAGAATGTAAATCACTTTATGCAACATGGCATTCCACAGTTTATCTCTTATCCTCATGTAACTAATAAACCAATTCCGTCACCCTATATTTCTGGTCATTTTTTCTTTACAACAGGTAAGGCATTGCAGGATTCTCCATTTGTAAAAGACATATTATTTACAGAAGAAGAAATTTTTATGGCTGTTAGATTTTTTACTGCAGGATATAATTTATTTCAACCAATTAGAACATATGTTTATCATAGGTATGGAAGAAATGGAAGACGTTTGTTTTGGGAAGATTTTCCAGAAAAGTGGTATCAAAAAAGCGAAGAATCAAAAAACTTTGTAATTAATGTTTTTCAAAATGAAATAGTAAGTAAAGAAAATGGTTTGTTAGACAAAAGAACACTTCTTGAATTTGAGGAATATTCTGGTATAGACTTTAGAAATAGAAAACTGTCAGAAGATGTAATTAAAGGAAAAATAAAATAACCCCAAGAAAAATCTTGGGGCTATCCTATATATTAATTACTTAGGAAACTTCTTCATCCAAGTTTTAGTTCTTGGAGTAATGCCCTTCCAAGAGGACCAATCTTCTCCGCCATTTGTCATATAGTATGCAATCTCTGCATTCTTGACGGGATTGAATAATTCAGCATTAGAGTCAAGATCAAACTTGTCTCTACGATCAGGACCAAGGTTGTCAATCATATTAATTTGGAACATCCCATAGGATGAGTCCCCAGTCTTGTGATTACCATTAAAAGCCAGTGGTCGCCCATTAGACTCTTTTTTAGCAACTGCCCAAGCAACTACAAGGTCTTTACCCTTAAAGCCTACCAAGGACAGGAGTTCCTTTAGTTCTAAATCAGTCAGAGAAACCTTGTTCTCAAAACTCTCTAATTTTTTAGCCTTAGAAACCAAAAAAACCTCTTTCGAGGCGGTTTCCGATGTCTGAGCCTGTTCCAGGCTAAGATTGTTTTTAGTATCAAGATCTGAAGAAGCATTAGCAGAGTTTGACAAAACCGTTACTAGTGCTACGATACTGAGTGTGCTAATGATCTCTTTGTTTCTTTCGATAAATTTAATCATAGTTTCCTCCTTAGAAAACAATAACACCCTGGTAGGTGTTACTACCTAGTATAACATGGTTTTGGGCCAAAAGTCAAATTTGGGTGTATAATTATTTTATTATGACCACATACGATTTTTCTACTGCAGGAATTCAATATCCCCTTGCAACTTCACCAGTAGATGTACACGGAGATTTTAAGAAGTTAGCAGAATCCCTTGATGCAATTCTACCAGCATACGGTGTATCATATTTTCAAATTGAAGTAAAAAATAATAGCGGGACAGCAATAGATGCTGGAGTACCAGTATATGCAACAGGATATTCAACAAAGACTACAGTAGCAAAAGCCCTTCCATCTACATCGTCTCCAATATTAGGATTATTAAAAAACAACACAGCAAACGGTTCTGACGGCATTGTGGTTGTTGCTGGAGTTATGGAAGGTTTAAATACTTCAAGTTTTGTTGCAGGTGAGGTTTTATATGTTGGCACATCTGGAGGCCTAACAAATGTTAGACCAACAGGAGGATCTGCAGCAGTTGGTATATGTGCATACGCAAATAACACAAACGGAATAGTTATAGTAGAGGCAAAAGGCAACGGTACCTGGGGATCACTCAGAGACGGTTTGTCGTGATATAATTAACAAATGGCAACCGCAAGAGGATCTCAAACATCATACGATATAGGAAATAAACCACCTACAGTTATTTGGACTGTCGTTCGTGGAGATACTTCTGGGTTTAAAGTTTATGTAACAGATGATGCCAAAGAGCCTTTGATTCTAAAGGGTGAGGGATCAGAATGGTCAATTGCTATGAAAATCAAAAGACCAAACAATGCTTCGGACCTTGGAGTAATTACAGATGATGCAGAAGTTGTTCTATCTTTGTATCCAGAGGCAGATGAAGATGACTTGGTTGGAGAATTTACAGTTTGGCTTACAGCAGAAGAATCAGTTCAACTTGAAACAGGAGACATCTTTGATATCCAGGTATCAGATCCCACAAGAGTCTGGACAGTTGCCCAGGGCAGCATGAAGATTCTTGAAGATGTAACAGATTAATGGCAACATCAAAACTACTTGATAATCTAAAAGGAAAAACGGAAAGAATATTTCCAATAGATTACCCTGAAGTTCAAATAGAAGACTTTACACGCAAAGTAGCAATAACTGAGGTTTTACCATTTAGGGTTAAGTTTTCGGCAATTCAAATTCAGGCTATTGGTTTGGGTAATACCCCAGCAATTCCACTTCAGGTTATTGGCTACAGCAACTACATTCTCTAATAGTATAAATACATGTTATAATTGCCATATGGCTAAAATATCAATTGCAAACGTTAAGTCCTTGTTTCAAACAGGAGATAGACCTACTCAAGAAAATTATGTAGATTTAATTGATACCCTTGCTGCTCAGTCAACAGATCTTGGATCAACGGGTAACAATGAAAATACAATTACTGGTATTGAGAATGTAACTGTTATTGATAGTTTTGATGCTACGGTTTGGCGTATGGTTAAGTATATTGTTTCAATATCAAAGACCTCCGCAGGAGATAATAAATTCTACGCAACCGAACTAACAATTCTCGCTGATGGTACAGATGTGTCAGTTAGTGAGTATGGAACAATCGACAATGATGGGAATATTGGCACCATTGATGTCTCTCGCACTGGAAATACCGTGGCTTTAACAGTCACTCCAGACCCTGCGATTCGGCCAGTCACTGTACGTTATGCACGTATGGGACTTAAGGCATAAACTAAGGAGATATAAAAGTGGCAACAAATAATAAAGACTTTAAAGTAAAGCACGGGCTGATTGTTGAAGGATCAACAGCAACCGTTAATGGTCAAGATGTTCTTACAGAAACAGGTGGCGATGCTTATATTCTTAACCTGGTAGGTGGAGCAACACTTATCACTTCTGTTGATAGCACTGACTTCACAGTAACTAGTGGAGAACTTAACATTGCAGCAGGATCAGATATTGCAAGAGATGGCGATATCACTACAGCAATTAATGCTCTTACAACAACAGATATTGAAGAAGGCACAAATCAATATTTTACAAACCAAAGAGCACTTGACGCAACATCCGCTGCTTATGATGCAGCAGGTTTAGCAGGAGCAGTAGCATCAGATCTTACAGATCACGAAAATGCTACAGCAGCACACGGTGCAACTGGTGCGGTAGTTGGAACAACTAACACACAGTCACTTTCAAATAAGACAATTTCTTACGTAGACAACACAATCACAGTTCAAGTTGCAAATGTTTCAGATCTAACAGCATCTGCAGCAGAACTTAATACACTTGATGGAATTACTGCAAGTACAGCAGAACTTAACCTTCTTGATGGAGTAACAGCAACCACCACCGAGTTGAACTATGTAGACGGAGTAACATCTGGTATTCAGGGTCAACTTGATGACAAGGCACCTTTGGCTTCACCATCATTAACTGGTACACCAACTGCCCCAACAGCAGCACCAGGAACAAACAGTACTCAAATTGCAACAACAGCATATGCTGATGCAGCAGTAGCAGCACTTGTAGATGGCGCTCCAGCACTTCTTGATACACTCAATGAGTTGGCAGCAGCAATTAACGATGACGAAACATTTGCTACAACAGTTGCAGGTTTGGTTGCAGACAAGCAGGATACACTAACTGCAGGATCAAACATTGATATTACAGGAGCAACAATTTCTGTAACTGGACTTGATACTGATGATGTATCTGAGGGAACAAATCTATACTTCACAAATCAGAGAGCAATTGATGCAACTGCAACAGAATACGAGGCATCAGGTGCAGTTTCAGACCATAACATTTTAACAACTGGAGTACACGGAGTATCTGGTACTGTAGTTGGAACATCTGATTCTCAAACATTAACAAATAAAACAATTGATGCTTCAAGCAACACACTTTCAAACATTGCAAATGCGTCACTTGTAAATGACTCAATAACAATTAATGGATCAGCAACTGCACTTGGATCAAGCGTAACACTTGATACAGATGATATTTCAGAAGGTAGTGCACAATATTTTACAGATGCACGTGCTAAGACTTCAGCAGCAGATCTTTTGACTGGTGCCACACTTTCAAACATTACGATTACAGGAAATGGTTCAGGACTTACTATTACCGCAGAAGATGGTATTGCTGGTAAGACAACATCTGACCTTTCAGAAGGTACAAACCTTTACTTTACAGATGCTCGTGCAGTAGATGCTCTTGAAGCAGTTGTTCCTGACTTCACAGCAGTTGAGATTAACTCACTTGCTAAGCAGGTAGCAGCAACAACTTCAGTAGCAACTGCAAGTCAAGTAACAGCCTATGAATTCCTTGCAACAGAATATCGTTCAGCAAAGTTCATGGTAAAAACAGCACAAGGTTCACACACAGAGGTTGCAGAAGTTCTCCTAACAATGGATGCTTCAGATAACATTTCAATCACAGAATATGCAATTGTTGGAACCAACGGTTCACTAATGACAATAACAGCAGACTATGTGTCAGTTGGAACGACTGTAAGACTTCGTGTAACAACAGCAAACAACACTTCAGTTGTTACAGTTGTTGGAACATTGCTTGCATAATAAAAAATAAAAATAGTTCGAAGAGGGAGCAGTAAATGACAACAGCATCAAAAGACTTCAAGGTCAAGAATGGCTTGGTAGTCTCACTTGGGGGAACCTTTGGTGGAACTGTAACAGTTGCTGCTCCCACTGAACTACAACACGCAGCGACGAAACAATATGTCGATAATTCTATAGGAGTAGAGGTATCTGAAACAGATCCAGCAATTACTCGTGACGGACAATTTTATCTAAATAGTTTAGATAATCATTTGGCTGTTTCTTTTAACAATACCTGGATTAAATTAGCAACATTTGCTGATACCGCAGAAATGCGTCAACATATCCACGATACTGCAATTGATGGAACTGGTCTTATAGTTACCATATTCCAAGATGCAGGGTTCTACAATAGTATTCCGTCATCCCTGCAAGATGCAGGTGGTTATAACCTAACAGAATGGGGAGTAATTTACGACGGGGGAGTTCCAATAGATAACTTCAACTAAAATTGATGTTATAATAAGATAAGCAATGGGTAGCACCCATAAGGAGAAATAAAAATATGGCAACAAGAATGCAACAGCGTAGAGGTACTGCAGCCCAATGGACAGCAGCAAACCCAACACTTGCAGCAGGTGAAATTGGTTTCGAGACCGACACAAGTAAGTTTAAGATAGGTAATGGATCTTCTGCTTGGTCTGCACTAACATATTTTGCCAATACAGCAGGCCTTGAAGCACTCCTTAATGACGGCGCACCTGCAGCACTAAATACTCTTAACGAAATTGCAGCAGCGATTAATGATGACCCAGCGTTCTTTACAACTGTAACAACAAATTTATCAAATCACTCAACTGCCACTACATCAGTTCACGGGATTGAAAATACTGCACTTTTAGCAACACAGACTTATGCAAATGATGCAGTTTCAACACATAGTTCAGACACAACATCTGTCCACGGTATTGAAGACACATCTCTTCTTGCAACACAGTCATATGTTGCAGATGC